TTAATTCATCATTATTACATCATCATTGTAAATAATTAAATTAACTTCCATAACATTAAAATATGTATCCACTGACGCTTTTTTACATAACGAAGAATTGACCATTTTGTCCTGTTGTGCCTTAATGTAAGTACCGTCCACAGCGTGGGACATACTTCAAGGAACCTTTTGTGAGTCAGGCAACCAGTATGCGAAAACGACACCGATTTAACAGTCGCATGACCCGTATCGTACTGCTCATCAGCTTTATCTTCTTCTTTGGCCGTTTTATCTACTCGTCCGTCGGTGCCTGGCAGCACCATCAGAGCAAAAAAGAAGCTCAGCAATCCACACTCTCCGTCGAATCACCGGTACAACGTTAGCGGTTACCTTCTCCACTTTCACAGAACCTAACGGCACTTCGCTGTCGGATGCTTTTGCTCTTTGGAATTATCAAAGCGGCAGATATTCTTTCATCTTAAATTTTACGTCTTTGTCCTGACTGATGTTTATCCTGTTTGGCTGCGAAATAAATATAAAATTAATATATATGTTGTAATGATATATTTTTATAAATTATTCCCTGCGTGAATTTTAATAAATTTAATCTATCCCTTTATACGCAATACATTTACTTTCCTCTTTTGATGATCTTAAATGTCTTATTTTTCGTAATGTGTATAACAAGGAATAGTGATGAAATTTAAAAAATGTCTTCTGCCTGTGGCAATGTTAGCGTCATTCACTCTGGCAGGATGCCAGTCAAATGCTGACGATCATGCCGCCGATGTTTATCAAACCGATCAACTGAATACCAAACAAGAAACTAAAACCGTTAATATTATTTCCATTCTTCCCGCAAAAGTTGCCGTAGACAACTCCCAAAATAAACGGAACGCACAAGCCTTCGGCGCGCTTATTGGCGCAGTCGCTGGCGGTGTTATCGGCCACAACGTCGGTTCTGGCAGCAATTCCGGAACGACGGCAGGGGCAGTTGGCGGCGGAGCTGTAGGCGCGGCAGTGGGTTCTATGGTGAATGATAAAACCTTAGTGGAAGGTGTTTCTTTAACATATAAGGAAGGCACCAAAGTGTATACCTCTACCCAGGTGGGTAAAGAGTGCCAGTTTACGACAGGTTTAGCCGTTGTTATTACCACAACGTATAACGAAACGCGTATTCAGCCAAATACTAAATGTCCTGAAAAGAGCTAATAATCAGGAGGAGTCATGAAGAAAGTTTTTCTTTGCGCCATCTTAGCCTCCTTAAGCTATCCGGCTATCGCCTCATCATTGCAGGATCAACTCTCTGCTGTCGCAGAAGCGGAACAGCAAGGTAAAAATGAAGAGCAAAGGCAGCATGACGAATGGGTCGCGGAGCGCAACAGGGAAATCCAGCAAGAGAAGCAACGTCGCGCAAATGCCCAGGCCGCCGCTAACAAAAGAGCGGCAACGGCAGCGGCAAATAAGAAAGCTCGTCAGGATAAACTGGACGCCGAAGCCACTGCGGACAAAAAACGCGATCAAAGTTATGAAGATGAGCTACGCAGCTTAGAGATTCAGAAACAAAAACTGGCGCTGGCGAAAGAAGAAGCCCGCGTTAAGCGCGAAAACGAATTTATCGATCAGGAACTGAAGCACAAAGCTGCGCAAACCGATGTGGTGCAATCTGAAGCTGACGCCAACAGAAATATGACTGAAGGCGGTCGCGATCTGATGAAAAGCGTGGGCAAAGCAGAAGAGAACAAATCGGAAAGCTGGTTTAATTAATCGATGTTAGTAACTTCAAGCCTATGATTCTTGAAGATAAAAAACCCTCTGTAGTAACAGAGGGTTTTGTTCATTCATAGTGCAGGGTCAAATCATTCCCACTCAATTATTTACGGAATGCATAACTAATTGACTGGTAACAACTTTCTGTAACCTGATTTTCACCGTACCGTTTTATATACCGTCACCGGAAATCAGTGCCACGATTTTTGCTTCTTCAGTGAATCGTATTGCTGCTCGCAGAATTCCCCTGCGATACGATACTTTTCAGCCTCAGCTGCTGTTGCGTTGTAAACTCGGTTGCTTTCTTCAAGCATGTCGGCGAGCACACCGATGACCTTGCTGGCTGGCGTGCCAGGGGGGAAAGATCCGGTATAGTGTTCGGCGAGCCGCCTGGTTTTGTCAAGCTCGGCGCGCATGCTGTCAGCAGCGGAATTAGCATACTCAGCATCAGCACGCGCCGCATCGATACGGGATTGTGCTTCACGTTCAATTTGTGTTTTCTCCTGCTCACGCTGTGACCTTAACTTATCATCAGCCTGTTTCTGATCTTCCTTCGCCTGAGCATACCCGGCATCGTACTGGCGGCTGCCATGCACATTCCAGGCAACAACTCCTGATATGACCAGAACAGCAAGCATCGCCATGACAACCAACTGTTTCCGGTATGCTTTTGCGAATGCCCAGATCATACCGCCAGCACCTTACTGGCAGTGATGTACCGCACGCGCCGGTCGTCGATGCCATTCCTGCCACCATTGATAATCAGAGTTACACGTGCAATATCGCCGGTATACTTCATGCAACCTTTGCTGGAGAAGAACCACGCCGCGCTACGAGCCGCGTATTCGTCCTGCGCCAACAGTTCAGGATTCTCCAGCAGGTCCACTTTCAGGCCGTTTCCGCAATCACGATAGTTATTCAAACCGGTAATCTGGATAAGTCCGCGGCCACGGTAATTCCAGCCATCACCAGAGGCATTGTTCCCCATGCGTTTGCTGTACACCAGATTGGCAATCGCACGCTGGCGCTCAGGTGGCAATGGTGGCTCGCCTGCACGACGACCCAATGCGTTAGCCTGTCCCTGAGTAAGACGACCGGCACGAACGAAGTTAGCCAGTCCGGTGACGCTGTAATTGAAATTCTCCTGCAACCTGGTGAAGCCACCAGACTCATGCCCGACCTGAGCAATAAACATTGCCTGATCTTCGGGTTTTCTGATACCAAACTCTTTCATCGCAGAAGTTATATGCGAGAACCAGCGTGCGGCCAGAGCCTCGCTAATACCAGCAGCTCGCTGGAATTGTTTAATCTCCATGTTTAGACCTCGATGTTTTGAAAATCTGAACAACGTTACCGCGTGTTTTAATAACCGCGGCAAGCATGACAGCGTTGATAATGACCTCAGATAAATCCACAGCCATTGGCGTACGTAACCAGATTGCATAGGCGACACGAACAGGAATACTGGCCGCAGCAACAATAAGGAAATAAGCAAGCCACCCTCCCCATCTTCGATGTTGAGAGCCGTTACGCCGGAATGTGACAACGCGAATTGCTATGCCAGTACAAATAATTGCATTGGTGATAAGCAAAACAAGCTCATTAGTTACCATCGCCTTTTCTCCCAGGAATTAACTGGCGTGGATTATCAGAACGGTGATAGAGCCATATACCAATTCGCACTGCGACAATTGCTGACACGAATGCGCCAGCAGAGAAAACAATCCCTTTCTCGAAAGAGTCCTGCGTGATGGTAGGTATCATGCTGGCTATTCCGATAAGAATTGATGTTGTTGGTTTGTAAAAGAGAAGACCACAAAGAAAGCTGAGTATCGACAAGAGTACACGACGACGAACAGGATACTCTACAGCAGAGGTAACAAATATTACCGCACCAGCCAGAGCACCGAGAGCCACCTCTGGCGGAACGCCGTAGACGACAGAGGCCAGCGCACCCAAGCTTAACCCTTGATTCAGTGAATCCGCCGTAACCGTGCCATTCATGGTAACCACCGTTTATTGTGCATAAAAACCCCCTTAGAAGATGAGGTCCATCATACACAATAAACCATTTACGGATAATAATTACCTAAATTTGGTCTTATTTTGATTCCAATAGTTCGAGTCGCTCTTCAATACGATCGCATCGACGGCGCTGATATGCAGCCTCAAGCCAAGCGCACTGGTCAGGCCGTATACCCCATGAACTACCCGCTTTTTTAACCAGCCTCTGTTCTCCGGTGTCATATTCGACGGTGACCAACTCACCAGACGTATCGGTAATCTCTTTAGTCGCGATTACCGGCTCAAAAATATCATCCCACTCGTCATAGCAAAGAAGGCCAAATCTGGTTCCATCAATTCCGTGCGCCAAGAATACATCCCTTACCTGCTGAGCCATGACGCCAAAATGCCATCTGGCACCATCGCCCTTCATGGATATAGCGTCGAGCCATCGATACGCCACAACAGAAATATCGCCCCAGGCATCAAGAATGCTGTCTCTATCAGAAGAAAGCATTTCACTTAAATCTGATATTGCCTCGGGATTGGTTTTCAGCGTGGCATCTGATGAAACGGTTGGGGCATTTGCAAAGTAGGCGTCTTTAATACGAAACGATGCCTGACCAAAATTATAGGTATTGTCAGCAAACGGGCGAAGACCTGTATCATAAAACCGCCAGCGTATGGTTCCTCCCAATGCTGTCGGGTCGCTGTTGCATGCAATATCCACCGTGGTGGCAGACCTAAACACAGAAGAACTACCGCCCAATACCAAGCTATTTGCGCTAGCTGTAGCCTGCTGGTCAAGGACCAATATTTTCTGAGAGTTTGTAGTTGCACCGGCATATGATGATGCAGTGATGCGGTTTAATTGGTTTGTATCAGGATCTGCGTTTTGCTGAATGGTTAAGTTAGATGCCCACTGTGCCGGTCGCTGGCGCACAAATACAAAGTCACCAGAAGGATTAGTTGCAACCAAATAACTAATGCCACTATCAGATGAATAATAGTTGACTATAAAAGTCTGATTATTCGCATTCAGTATTTCAACATATGTGCTGGAAGGGATTGCCACGCCAGATATATCAGCAATGCTGACAGTCCCTGTGTAAAAATTAAATGCCTTCTGACTCATCTCCTGCATATAGCGAAGAATTTCAGTCATGTTAGTGAACAACGTACCATCTACAGGGTTAACAATCCCCTTCGCACTACGGGGATATACCCCAATGCTCGCGTGATCGATATCAAATCCGCGGTAAAGCCTGGATGCAGGTGTAAAATCGATAGCATCTTTATCAGTGGAGAAATCTTCGAAAATAACCAAACCTGAATTGTAAGGTTCAGAGCCAGTTCTTTCCTGATGAATGTAAAGTGAATAAATGGATTTTCCATCCTGAGAAACACAAACGCCTTCATTTTCTATGCGAGTGACGTTCAATCCTGCGGCTTTCATTAAATCCATCATGGCCTGAGGATGAAGCATTGATTCAGTTCGCTTTGTACCGTCAGGGTTAAAAACTTTGCTGCCCTGATATTCGTTATATCCTGCGCTTCCTGCCCCATCAGCTATGAAGCCGCCATAGCCGCAGACAAAGTAGTTATCACCTACCGCAATACCCTGACGCTTGTTGAAATAAGGCGCATAAGGTGAGGTGCTTTTAGTTACATACCCAACATCATGTAACGGCAGCGTTATAGTTGACAGGCGATTGAAACCACTGTCGAACACTGCAAGTACAGTTCTTGTGATTTTCTGTCCTACTTCTGGCGCATTCTGCTCAACGAGCCATATACCTCTTCTGTAGCTGAACTGGTTGAATAATCCAACATCATGGTTTTGTACAAGAGGCAGATTGCTTCCGTATAATGCCCCCTCCATATTAAATTCACGCAGTATTCCGTTTGTGTGACCAACAAACATTTTTTTGGGGCCATAGTCTGACGTAACCACGATTCCTTCAGCAGCGAAGCCTGGGCCGCCAGCCTGAACATAGAAATAACCTTGATAAATACCAGATATGTTAAATACTGCGACGACATTATTCGTCTGTTTAGGCTCAAATGGATAAGTGATGTATATCAAATCTTCGCTAACGCAGAATCCTTGAGGATACATATAAGTTGCTGACGGGTTAGCAGCCATAATCGCATCATATTCAGGAAAAAGAAGCGGCATCGTAGCTACAATCTTTCTTTGGTGATTTGTAAAAATATCGTTTTTAGCGCTGTTAGGTGTAGGCGTTACACCTCCAGTAAAAAGATCATCAACATAACCTTTATTGACAGCATCGTTTCTGTCAGTGGCATTTGCTAGATTTGATATCTTATTATTTTTTGCATCATAATAGTTAGCCAGAATGCTTGGTTTTATAAGTGCTAACCTCATCCATGAAAAACACTTTTGAATAAGCATTGTCAGTTTATCGAACGCGTCTTCATGTACCTCAGCGAAGAACTTACCCTGATTACGCAAATCAGTATCCTGCGTAACCGGGATCTCTCGTGATATAGAAATATGATAACCGTTAGCCAACGCCTTCGACAGAATTACATTACCGCCATTATATCCTCCAGCATTGGTTACTGTGTAGTCAGTATCCAGAACCAATTCTGTTACGTTCCCGTTCAGGTCAGACACCTGAACAACCAGGTCGGATTTTTTGAAAATACGGAAGGTATACGGAAATGATGTCGTAGCTCCGTTACCAGTGTATTCGTTGTGGTCAACTTCGGTTGAGACCGTCATGTTAAATCTCCAGATAGTCGCAGCACCCGTTGCGCCGCATATCTGGTTATTCTATTACCTGAAAAACCATATATGGATAGAAAGACTATAAATACCAATAGATATTACCTTTCGGGTAATTTGCAAAACGTGCTGGATAGCAAACAAATTATTTGTTACTGTATAAATATACAGTTATTGCATGGAGAAGATAAGATGCAGCAGTATCACTATCCACTGGAAGACGGATTTACCGAAAGGATTCACACGCCGGGAGGCGTCAGGTCACTGGTGGAGGGATCGCACTTGATGAAATTACTCCGGGATCTCGATAAGGATGGATTTAATGTCGATGGCCCACTTGCCGAACTGACTGCACTGATTAACTACGTCACCAGCTCACAGATGTCTATGCAGGATCTGCAAACACATCTCGACTATTGTGCCGAACAACTACGAAAACAAACCACATAAAGAAAAGGCCGCAAGAGCGGCCTATCGTTTCGCTTTGTGCTCGTCCCAGCACGTTTTGCACCATGCCATTAAGCCATCCGCATTTTGATTATTAGGGTAAAAACTGGTTCGTTTTCTGCGGACATTACAAATTGGGCACCACTTCATATGGCGTGTATTCTTTGGGCCATCGAGACACCTTGCACACCACTTAGTCAATCCATCTGGATTTTTTGACGATTTCCTGAATTTTTCATATGGAAGGGTTATTCTGCATCGCAAACACTGCTTGCGGGCACTTGAAACTTCGTTAGATGATTCTTCTTTTGACGGCGATACAGAAGGTATTCTTGCTGGCTCTGATACTGCCTGAGGTGCTTTTTTAGGTGACTGAGACGATGTGTCATCACCAGGGAATCTTCCATGATATGCCGGACGCGTTGACACTCCAGGTGGAAGCTCAGCTGTAAATGGCTTTGGCTGAATCAGTTGCCTCTCTTTTGCTAACTCCTGCTGTTTATAATATGTCTGGATTATCGCACTATCATAAGCAGGAGGTGCGGAAATATTAGGCGCATTACCTCCAGTTTTTTGAAACTGAGTAGAGGTGTGTTCTATCACCTGTGTACGATTAATCGTTATCTCCCCATCTTCGGTCTTTATCGTTTTGTTATGATTAACGACCGTACGATCAGAGATCTTAGTCTTGTTCTGGTTGATAACGTAAATAATCACCGCAACCACACCAACAACTATCCAGAAAACTTCCATTGCTTTTCCTCACAATAACATTACCTTAAAGGTAATATCTTGCTTTCAGGTGATCAAGCGTTAAACGCAATCAACCAAATACGGTTGATTTTAATATTTCTTCGCGTTTATCATTACCTTTGCGGTAAATTTACATTGCACTCATCTTGTGCCATAGTAATCGGGCACTGGCAAAATCCAGTGCCGGGATTGGTCTCCCGGATTACTAAGTGGCGCATACCACGCCAGACGTGGTTTTTTTATGCGTATAGCACAGTCATGCCAGAATTATGGTGGGCTGAATGGGGGTCCGAAAGGACGCCGGTACCACTTAGGCCGGTAAGACCAACTCCGTTCAGTTCACCACCATCTGATTGGTCTCAGCGGTGGTGATGTAATTCGCTAAGTGGAGACGCCATCATGAACGCTCAACTCATCCCCGTATTCAACGGCACTATATCTAACGAAACAGCCCTACTTTGTAATGCCCGCGATCTGCACGCTTTTTTAGGTGTTAAAAAGGTGTTTGCAGCATGGATTACAAATCGCATATCAGAATACGAATTCATTGAAAATCAAGACTATATTTTGCTTTCCAATTTGGGAAAGCAAACATCTGGTAGAGGCGGCCACAACCGCAAAGAGTACCACCTCACCCTTGATACAGCCAAAGAGCTGGCGATGGTCGAGCGTAACGAAAAAGGTCGCCAGGTGCGACGCTACTTCATTGAATGCGAGAAACGTTTAAGACAACAAGAAACAAAAGTGGAGAAGGTCTTGTCAGGCTTCATGCCCGCCATTATGGAGGCGATCAAGCTGGAAGACAAAAAAGAATACAGCGCCCCGCTGAAGCCCGGCTACCGCAGTTTGATTCACTCGCCGTCTGGTGTTCTCGGCCTGACGGAGAACTCACTGCTGATGAATCTGCTGAACCAGTTACAGGAAGACGGGCACGACGTATCGGGCGCGGCGGCGGAACTGACCACCATGTTCTGCTACATCGTCGGTGTGAGTAAATGCCTGCGTGATATCCAGACCCACGCGGAGTACATCAACGACAAAGCAGGGTTCTTCTGACGGGCGGCGGCACAGGGATGTGCCTTTAAATAATTCTGTACAGATTGCAGACTGTGGGTGAATAGCGTACTATTACCTCAAGGGTAAGAAAGCATTTTTAATCTTCCCTTCAAAACGCGTCCTGTAGCCAAACATGGGAGGACGAAATGAGAACAAATACAACAAGAAAAGCGATGCCATACATTATCCCAGAAGCAGATTTCGATAGAAAACTGAACATGTCTGAGAAGAACACTAGTCACACCGAAAGCTACTTAGCGAAAGGTGTGGTTGATTTCGTTCTTCCGGGATTCACAACACCTTATGGTTATCGCCTTGTAAAATCTTGTAATGGCGATCATTACAGAATGATTACTACCAGCGATACTCCAGAAACGGTGTATGCGGTTAAGTTAATCTTTCGGGAAGATATCGTCGAAGCCAAAAGAACATGTACGCAGATCATGGTATGGCGTACGCCTAATGTTATTCATGACCGTGCTGTTCATGGTTTGCCTCAGATTTTTTTTCAGTTCTTCCTAGAGCAATATGCGATCGTTGTATCTGATGAGCAACAAACAATCGATGGGAGAAGATTCTGGGAAAGAATGATTTCTTGGGCTATAAACACCCCAGGATATAATGTATACGTTTCAGATGGCTCTGAAGAAGATAGACCTCTTAGCTTCATGACATCATGGGATGATTTCTATAGCCAGTGGGCTGATTTCTGTTGGGGCAGTGATAAAGATGTGCATACCCACAGACTACTGGTTATAAGCAAAGATAAACTGCATTAATAGAAGCCCGCAGCGCGGGCTTTTTTGTGGACGAAACAAAAGTCAGTGCTACACTCATTGACGCCACATTGAGGTGGCTTATAGATGGAAATTTCACAATGAAAAAAGCATTTGCTGCACTGTTCGTTTTGTTGTCTCTGGTAGCTTCAACTCAGGCCTTTGCCGGTCGTTGTCAGCACGACAGCGATACTGCCGCTGACGGCTCCCGCTGCGGTGGGCGTTCTGCGGATTCCCGCCCGGGCGGCGGTGGCATTCGTTAAAAACAAGGCCGCGAAAGCGGCCTGTTTGATCACTGTGCAGTTTTCGCTGATCGATTTTCAGCTCTAAATTCAAGAACCGTTTCAATATTTCTTTCCTTCAGCATATCAATAACATTTTTATTCATTTGACTATCACTGGTTAATAACTGGTAAACGTCGCTTCTCTCTTTATCAGAGTTTTCTTTAACAGCTGCTTTGCATGCCAAATGCTTATTGAAATTTTCTACATCGCTAGTACAGGAATTTACGGCTGCTGATGAAATATCAGACGCTGAAGAAACACCATCATCCAAACGTTTTATAGCATTTTCTATACATGAGTTAAGGGAATAAACGACAACTGAGCGATACCCTTCAGACGCACACCATTCTAAATTTCTTGAAGGATCGAGTGGTTTTACTTCGCTGGATTGAATTAACTTGTCAAAAACTGACTTATATTCAATCTGTTTTTTATCTATAGCCCATACTTCAGTAGCTGATTTATAATTCCCCGTATGCCTATTAACATCAAATCCATGTTTTATAAGCAAATCTGCCCATGAAAGATTTATTGATTCATTGTTATGAGGCCATTTTCCTGTCAGAACCGCCCCCATAGACCCCATATATCCGCCATATGATGGTATAGCACCATGGCTCAGTAACTTCTCAGCAACCACAGGGCAATTAATTACATAAGAGGCGTAAAGCCCATTCCATAAAGCCCCTCTATAGTAATCGCCACGATTAGGTTCTTTTAAGTCGATAGCCTTTGATAATTGTTCACACGTTTTGCATGCATCAAAGTTATCCTTATTGCATTGCAATGAACTGGCAGCTGTAGGATTTACAGAGACTATTGAAAGCACTATGCCAAAAAACAAATTTATTTTTTTCATCCTATTTCATCTGCTCTTCAACTTTATTTAGTAATGGTGATATCGCCCACAGGTTCTGAAAAGGTAGCATTTTACGGACCGCGTGGGTTTGCTGGCTGTCAAATTCTCCGTTAAGTACACCATTCGCAACCGTCGCGGCATCACCGCCAAGATCAAAGGTAGGACCAAGTAAAGCACCAATAGCATTACGACTCTGAAACCTTGATACCGGAGGCGCACCAAACATCGCGCCAAGACCAAACCTACCACCGCTTATGTTCTCAACGGTATTCAGCGGCTCAGAGAGCCAGCCAAGCATTCCGCCCCGGTCGATCCCCTCTTTCACAAGGTTATTCCAGCTGTAGTCAATATCGCGACCGCTTAACTTCTGTTTCATCATATAGACCATTGAGCCAAGCGCAATCGTGCCAAGCGCACCAAGATAGAATGCAGCATCGCCCTGCTGGATACCAGATACCAGCACCCTGTTATGCTGTGCGAAGATAAACGTTTTGAACTGCGTGATCATCTTCCAGCCTTCTTTACTAAAAAACAGCGGTGTATCACCTACGCCAGGCGTTACAATCACTGAGTCTACATCTTTCAGCACTGCAGACTGGAAAATCTCTCTAGCGAAACGGTCATCCCACAGATGACTATGCCCGGTTAACAGCCCGTCCATATCCTCTCCGTGCTTCCCGAATTGCTCCCCGATTCGACGCAGAACATCTTCATTGATGCCGACCTGTGCCATCTTCCGCATTTCACTTTTGGAGAGCGTGCCACCAGCAGAAACTTGGCGAGCCGCGTCAAGTATCCTCGACTGCACTATCATCCCAGACCATGATTTAAGTGCGCTGTTCCACTGATTCATCAGCGTCCAGTTACCGAATTTCTGCGTCATCCAGTTCAGACCTCGCTCAGCGGCGCTTCTCCGGCTATAGGGGTCAGTAAGATCCGCTATAGCCTTTGTACGCGTAGACAGGACATAATCAAGCCCAACGGCCATTTCTCGCAAATCCCTGGTTGCAATTTTCACTGAGTCCATATTTTTAAGCATGCTTACCATTGGTCCGAGAGATTTTCTCAGGCCATGCTGCATCATCGGTCGCATCAGATCAGTTGCAGCGGAGACAGTCATTCCACCAAGCAAACGGAGGAAGTTAATATTCCTAGCAACTCGCCCGGCACGAACAAAGAAACTGCGTGGATCTTGAGGTGCACCGTAAGTACCAAGCAGTCGATCACGCATAGCCGTAATATCCCTAATATCAGCCTCCCGTTGCTTCTCAAGAACTGCACGTCGTTTAGGTGTTTTAGCCTCTTTTATTAGCCGGGTATATTCCTCACTAACCTGACGGATTTGCTCCCCCATATCTTTACGGCCAAACTGCGCAGTCAGCTCAATTTCTGGTGCCACCTGCCGGAGATAACTTTCCATGATGTAGTTAACATCTGATTCAAGAAAATCTTCTATACGCTCATCAGGAATAAGCAGCGTTCTGCTTTTAGTGAAACCAGCCCGACCAACGAGTCTCTCTGGGATAATATCGGCTGGTACAAGCCCGGAAGGTGCGCCTATTATTTTATTCACGATCTCGTCAGCAGCGTCCTCTGCTTCCTCTCGGGATAGAGGCTCCATCTGCTTCAGTGCTCGTTCGCGGCTTGCATTCAGCCTTGTGGTTGAATTTGCCCGTTTTTGCAGTCGGCGAAGCTCAGAACGATATTTCCGTGGATTATCCAGCAACTCCATATGGCGCTGATAGACAGGAAGCTCACTCTTTGCCTGCGCTATATCATCAAGGCGTGTTTTAAGGTCAGAGCTTTCTTTCATCATTCTTGCCTGAAGTTTTTCTGATGAAGTCTCGGCCAACTCTTTTTCTATTCTTGTAAGACGCGCCTGTGTGTCAGTCTCCTGAGATATAAGCTTATTTCGTTTATCCAGTTCTTCCATGAGTAGAATTTTTTTACCAGACCATTTCTCCGCTTCAGCGATTTCACTAGCGAGAGCATCAGCGCGCGGTGCCGATTCCTCTGCAGTTTTTAGCAATGAATTTATCCTTTCAATTCGCTGACCTGCCTTGTCAGCACCTTTGGCACTAATCCCTTGTATCCAGTTGGCAATTCGCCCTCTGAATTCAGTGCGGTCGGAAAGTATCTTATCGAACTTATAAATGCGGGGAAGATAACTTTTCGCCGTCACGACATCGATATCCTCAGGAAGGATCCCCAGTTCCTGCATACGGGCTTTTGTGATCTCGAAAATGGGGCGGATTCTGGCGGCTGCTTGTGAAACCTCAGGAATATCACTCTGATCACCACGGCGCATGGCCATGCCAACAGCTTCATTGAAATCAATAAAGTTCATCCTCTTCACGCCGCGGGCGCTAACAGATTTGCTGTACTGCTGATAAGCATCACGAGTGGCTTCCATCTGCTTATAAAGCATGGCGTCGTATTGCTTAATCTTAGTCTCGACTGCCGTAAACGTAGCCAACCCCTCATCATTTTTGGCGAAGAAATAGTTATTTTCGGCAAGCTGCTGGTTAATCTGACGGGAGACAAGAGATGGTGATTGCGCCAAGCGGCCAGCAGGAGTGACACTCAACGTTTTGTTAGCAAGTCCAAGTCCAGCGAGCTGTTCCTGATCGAGTGTGGTATTGAAAACCTGAGCTGCACCAATGCTTTGAGGAGAATCCATACCTCGCAAATGATTACCTACTGAGTTAACCACTGCCTCGCGCGCGCTAGGTCCAGCAAGTAGCTGTGCACCAGCACCAAGGATCCCACCAACGAGAGCATCAACAACAACGTTCGATACGCTCTCCATCGGTGAGCGAGCTTCCTGAGTGGCCTGTAATGCGGCTTCTGATACTCCCCCACCAGCAGCATTCGCCAGGGCAAAACGCCCTGCCGTCTCAGCAATACTTCCTCCACGCGCTACCGCCCCTACAGGGATGAACATTGCAGCCACATTAACCGGGTCTATCATTCCCATTGCTAAGCTTGAAATAGTACCAGCACCACCCATTTCAGATAGATATTCTCTATCTGTTCTTTGCTTATCGATTCGATGTTTAATTGCCATTGTTTCTTCATGCGAACCGGAGTTGATAAACGAATCTGCAAAATCTTCATAGCCTTTAATATCTGCTGCATCGTTATCAAATGGGTTATATCCTTCAACCCTGTCAAACTGACTGAAAGGAGCACTGGCAATAAAGCTACCCAGCGTGTTATCTATACGAAATGCTGCTTGTCTAGACCTTTGAACGCGTTGATCACTGGTAAATGGGTTCACAGCAGAAAGCAAAGAAGGTGTTTCCATATAGAAATTACTGTCATCAGGTGCTGCTATTTGCTGAATATCCTCGCCAAGCAACTCTTTAGGATCCTGTTCATATATCGGCATTATTTGCCCCCTGCGTATATATTGCTCGGAAGGTAATTGGCTGAACCATAACCGAATGGTTTGGTCAGATCTGGAGGAGTATATCCATCTTTATTGCTGAACTGCGGCAGCGGATTGCCTTCTCTCCGCACTCTAGCCTCATCAACACGCTGTTGCTGGAACTGAATGGTTTGCCTGTACATTGGAGATGTCAGCTGATCCGGCTTGAAACGAACAGGGAGACCATTTTCTCCAATATAATTTCTCGGTTCTATCGCTCCGTTTGCGTCAGGCTGTAAAACCATAACAGCATAACTCCTATCCCTTGCCGTAAGGCCATCAGAAACAAGTATTAAGTCCGTATCACTGCGAGGACCGCCAAAGGATTTTGATTTAAGCTCGCGTTTTTCCTGCTCCCACTGCCCCTGTATCCAGTTACCAGCACCATTATTTACTCCGTACAATGCCTCAGGTGCATACTTCATAACCTCTGCTTTGCCATTAACCGTAGAAACTCCCCAAGTGGTTCTGATCATGGCATTGGTCATTTTCTCAGCCTGTTCTGCATCGCCACCTGTCTGTACAAAGTTAGCATCGTAAATTGTCTGGTAATCTCGCTGATAGGCCGCATTTGATTTTCCTGGATCGGTAATATCCGGAGACCACGAACCAAAGGAAGTCAGACTGCTGGCGTTATTTTGTGCAGCAGTTGCCCTCGCCGCGACATATTTTTTGTCTCGCATGGCAGTGGAAAGCATCTGTTTCATTCGGTCATCCTGTTGGAACACCTGGCTGTAAGCCATATCAACAGCCTTATCCTCCGGCACGCCAGCGCGGGAATAATCGTAAACCTTGCCGTAAAATGCCATCGTACTTTTATCAAGTGTTGCCGCTGCCGCCGGATTATTATCGAATAACTGACCGTAGAATTTTGCCATCGGGACAACCAGCGCAGGATCTCTTGATGTTGCTCCACTGTTAAGCATTGTTTTAACCTGAGTTGGTATCATGCCGCTTTTAGTTGTGACGGTGACCAGTGTATTGATGCTCTGCGGATCAGATATGGAAAACGAAGGCGCGATATCCTGCGCGAAATAACGGTCTACCGCTGCCTGATTGTTTTTGTCGTTCGGGTCCAGCGGGAAGTTATTTTGCATTGAAGACACGAACCTGTTTCTTCCCTGCTGAATCTCCCACTCCCTATCCATCTCTTTAAATTTGGCCTGCATTTTCTCCCAGCGTTGCTGGTTAGCTGCAAATCCAGGAGCGTTTGGATCCTGTGGACGTAAACGTTCAAGAATGTCTTGTCGTCCTTCTGGAGTGAGGTCTTTAGCGGCACCAATGACACCTCCATATTGTATCTGCGCCTGCATATCCTTCCACTTCATAGCGCCAATGCGCGGACCATTGGCCCGGATAAAATCGTCCTCAGAAGGTAACTGCTCAGGTTTCAATCCTTCATCAAGGGCTGAATATGCATCTTTAACTACGGTGCTAAGCTGGTCCGCATACTGCTGGCGGTACTGATTTCTCAGCTCATTAGCCTGCCTCAATGCCTGTATTTGCATTTGAGGGCTCATAGCATCAAATGCCGCATTGCCCGTATAACGCTTAGGTGAATCAAGGTTAGTTAGACCAAGGGCTGCCGAGATACCAGTTTCAAGCTGTTCGGTGCTATAAGGCATACTGCCATTTTCGTGTTTAATAATCCCAGCACATAAAGCAGCTAGTGTCTTTGGGTTAGAGATATCAAGCTGATCATTCTCCCCAACACCAAGCTCACCACACAATGCCCTAATATAAGCATCAGTATTATTACCATCACTAGCCGGAGCATAACGATTAACAATCTCGCTAACGGTGTCATAGCCTTGACGCTGGTAAGACAACATATTTTTACCCAACGCGCGGATTCCATGCTCAGGGGTAGCAAACGTTGCAAAACGTCCATCGCTACCGATCTGACCTTCCCACGGGTTAGATTTGCTCGCTTCAATATTACCAGGATTATTATTACGTAAACCACGAGCATCCAATGAATTACCATGTGACATTGCACGGCTCACACCGTCAAGATCCCCTGGCTCTCCATTAACCTGAAGAAACTCGTTGTATTTTTGAGCGATATTTCCTATCCATGCTTGCTGCCCCATTTGTTCCTTGAGCTGAGTTTTCTGCTGAACACGCCACTCATCAGGAAGCCCATGCGCATCAGCGTATTGATCAATAGATTCAAATCGCTGCTTGGCTAAATCGACAAATGCTTGGTTATCGCTATATAGCCCCGCAGACTGAGTGACAGCCAATGCATTTCCTGACAAATACGTTTGATCTTGGAATTGCTGAAACTGCCCAACTTCATATCGACGTGCCTGATTGTAATAAGACTGCATAGACTGCTGGAGTTGAAAGGATAATTTATTCCTTTCCTCACTTTCAGGAATTGAGCCTAATAATGCCTGAGCCCTTTCCTGCATATTTTTCATAACAGCGTCACTCTGACCAAGAGCGTTTTTACCCTGTTTAGAAATCAGCCCATTTTCTGGGTTGTTAATCTGGTCATCTGCAAATTGGTTAAATTGCAGTAACGCCTCCTGGGCCATAGCAACATTCGCTTTCTGCCTGGCTTCACCATATGCCACCGCATACTGATCTGCGACATTCGCCAGCACCTGACCTGCTTGAGGAACATCGAAGGTTTGAAAACCACCGGTTTGCACACCACGACTTTGCACCTGGCGTCCGGATGTAGTAGGAACAACAGGCATCAGTAACCTCCTATTTTGAATCGGGAGTCAGAATTCATAAAACCTGAGTTAGATAACATTGGCGTCCCACCACTAGATGTACTTCCTTTAGAGAACGGACTCCACGTCCCACCAAACATCTGGTACGCACCGTATGCCTTCAGAGGCGCAGTGAGCAATGTTGTTGCTGCTCCTACATTCCCCTGTTTACGGGCTGAACTGGCTTCTGCTTTATAGTTGGCAGCCTGAACCTGATAACCGTAAGCCTCGCGTTGCGCGTTATTCACCGTCGTCAGAGAATCAAGAGCGCCAAACTGGGCAGTGTCGCCAAATATATCCAGCGCGTTACCTGTAGATAAATCAGCGCCGGTAGCCCCCATTGTCGCCGCCTGTGTACCAAGCCGCTGTCGGGTCTCTCTGCGCCGTTGCTCAGCTTCAGCGTTACCTCTGTTTATTGCATCATTTGCCTGAGCTGTGGCTATATCTGCGTTCGCTTCTGCAACCTTCGAGGCATACTTTCCCTGTTGGTACTGGGTGTATGCCTGAATGCCACTCATGGCGAGCATTGCGCCACCAGCAATAACCGGATCGCACATTATTTTCTCTCCATGTGAAATCTGTGGAAATTAAGACCAAGAGCACCATAAGGCGCAGCTTCTTCAAGCCTGAATCCAAGCCAGTGCAGCCATGCTTTGGCAACATGGTTTCGCTCGTCGACGTAGTTTTCCAGGCGCGGATAAACTGCCAGCATCTGCTGCAATACAGGGCGGCAGTGGCGAAGAAATGTCTTCTGATATTTTTCGATACGGCTGGTTCCGACCAGCCAGGGCGTACCATTGCCACCGATCATTGACGCCGGAGATACGCCAAACATGGTTACCAGTTCTCCGTTCGCAAATCCTGACCAGGCCATAGTCGCAGTACGCAGACCAACACGCAGCGCATCTTCGGTAGTCATCAGTGATACCGCATACAGTTCGTCAATATCAGCCTGACGAACATCCGGCAAAATCATCTGAAGATGCTCTTCGGTAGCGGGAACAATTCGAACATCGATCATCAGAACCCACCAACAGTAAGGCGAGGAATAACGGCAAGAACAGACAGCGGCAACGGATCAAGCTGACGGATTTTTACACGTCCGTTTTTGCCCCAGTTACTGTCCAGTTTCACTTCTACTTTTCCGGTAGCATCATCAACAGGATCATCGTAGAACTCGAATTCACGCTGTGGATATTCGTACCATTTACCGCCGGGCGTAGTCGCCCAGATGCCGCGACTGGCATTCACAACCAGAGTAACGGACGGGATCACCTGTTTTTTGTCCAGCAGCGTTTCCTGTCCGTTAATGTTGATATCCAGTGTTTCGAATTCAGCAGTTATTGGCAGGCCGATGTGCACTACAGCCCCCGGTGATTCCAGCGTGACGGCACCTCCGGAAACCACTTTCTGTGGTTCCACGTTCGCATCAGAGAGAATGTTTACGGTCTGGCCTTCAAGATGAGACAGGCCTCCAAATGTCCGGCGCGCCATCTGCCAGTTCGTGGTGGCCACATTCCTGAGGGATGGCGGGACGTTCCTGTTAGCACGAACCACTACAGCGGTATTGCTGGTTACAGAAATAATGTCGCAACGTAATTCTTTTGACACTTCATCGCCAGTACCAGGATCAGTTCCGGCATAAGGGAACTGTAGTTGCGCGCCGACATCACTACTGGTGAAGTACGCACCACCAGAAATACTGATTGTATATTCCGCGCGGTAATCCCATTCACCAGAACCACCAGTGATGGTCATCGTTCTGTCAGACGTATTTCTTCCATCATAGCTAAGGCCAGAATCAACAAAGAAAGCATCTTCATCGCTGGTAAATAAACGGCTGGACAGTCGCTCGATGTATCTCACTGTTTGCCCGTTAACGGTTCGGTTAACGACGAAATACACCGCATCTTCATTTCCTTCGCTGATACTGCATGTGCTTTCATATTTTCCGGTACTGGATTGTGGTGCCCATGCAAAAACCTGCTGATCACGCAAATAGGTCATCACCAGTAATTTACCGTCATCACGAATGCAGAAGGCGCTGGAGTAAGGGACAATAGAGAAGCACCAGTCAACAATACTGTGCTTCTGAAAAAGATGATTGGCAAGGATGGTCAGGTCGTTCCCCTGATAGCCGTCAACATCGAATGAGTAGGCCAGATCACGGACAACACTGCCTTTCTCCTGGACGAACAGAGCAATATTCGCCACGGCAATTGGTGGGACATTGCTCGAGCCATTTGATCCCTGAGAGCTGAATGCAAATGATGATGGGGTAAGCACTTTGTTCTGGTCGCCAGTGATGACGTACTCACCTCCGGAAGTCAGCGCCACCAGCGAACCAACATCAATCAGGTGACGGATCTCATTAACCTGACGCCCGGCATAGGTGTAGATAATTCTGTCGTCATCCTGCGTAGGATTGCTTTTGCCAAAATCCTTATAATCCCCGGTACGGCTGGCCCAGATAGTCTGAGGAAACGCAGTCGATGCGGCGAAGTAAAGACGTTGTTGATAATAAACAACAGTGCCAGGATAACCATTAACACTGTTCCAGGCATATTTAGCCCATTTATAGCTGGCATTATCCTCGCCAACTACCTGCGAAGGGATATAGGAAATCACCTCGGCAGTTGCAGTAGTTCCATTTGCAGCAGTGATACGGGCAATGCCAAAACCACTGTGCAGATATTCCCACTCAATGCCAGTATCATCATCACCGGATCCGCCCCAGCCATCCCATGATGTGCCTTCTGTATGCGAAGGGCGCAAAGTACCTGTTTTGCCTGCTTTAACGGCGCGATAGTAGTTACTGTCTGCTCGGCGAATATCGCCAATCGACGTACTCTTACTGGTTTCCCATACCGGCACAGAATCCACTGCAGGCTGTTCCAGATAGAACAATTTGCCTACCTGCTCCGCGCCAAAAATAGAGGCGCTTGCCGTTAGCGTAATTGTCCCGGTGCTGGCGCTGGCATAAACCGTCACTGACTCGTCAATATTGATATCTTCAAATGGCCCGTTCTTCGTTACCACATCAACCAGTTGCCAGTTGTCATGCGCATAGCGGCGCAACTCTTTCGGCGGGTATGCCGGATGAACCAGCGTAAGCACGTCTGCGCTTTGCGTGAATTTAATTCGGAACAGATCGGCTTCAGTATATGGCGTGGAAATTTCATAAATAACATTGCTGCTGTTCAGCACCAACGCACCATCTTTGATAACGCGCATGTACTGGTGTCCGAACTCCAGAGCATAAGTCTGAACCGTCGAGAACTGGAACGGGATCAGGCGGCATTTCCGATTTGGATATTTGGCGGCACCGACAAAACGCGTACCAGGTCGATTCTCAACGCCGCCATACTGCCGCACGATAAAGTTATCGCACTTGCGCAATGCCACCTGGTACTTCGCCATGTCGATACGTCCGTACAACGACGGTCCAATCTCACCACCAGCAAAGCTGGGCTGGATCCAACTGATAGCCATCAGGACAACCTCGCAATGGTAAACTCGTCAACCGGTGGCTGTGGTTCCTGTGATTCATTCTGGCTATGCGAGCCAGCACTAAGAATCACGCGATTGTACATATTGAGGGCAAACGTACCGAGGTCTGCATTCCCAGTCAGCGCCATGTTAATAGCTGCCGCAAGACGCCAGGCCAACGCCTCCATAAAAATGGCATCAAACATGTTCACATCTGTAACGCGAGAGACATACTTGAGCCATGCCTGAGGCTGGTCTGTGTAGATCAACTTTCCTGTTCCGTTGGTGTCTGCACCAACTTCGTACTGAACGCGCATTGCTGCTGTTGGATTGCGTACACCAGGAAGCATAATTTCAGTAATGCGCAGACAATCTGACGGGTACTGGTACGCATATTCCCAGTCAGGTGGTGGATTGCTCGTATCTGCAAGCGCCACGCGTTTGGTAGCAAAGTTCCAGTCAAAATCAGAAAGCACAGCATCACGGCAGGCCTCAAAGTGCAGCGAACATTCCCCCGCTTCCTTGCTGGCTTCCGTCAGGCTGTTAATGCTGCGGCTGTTGCCAATATTGGACAGCGCACGATTGCAGATCTCTACTACAGAGGCCATAAGTTTCTATACTCCTGCAATAAAGGGGCCGAAGCCCCTTGTCTGATTCGCGAGGCTTACACGCCCAGTTCTTTACGCTTATCTGCGATCTTCTCGCGTAGCGTTTCGGCTTTGGCGTTATGGTGTGGCTTCTCGTTAAAGAGCAATTCGTACTCTTCACGGAGCTTATCCAGTTCACCATCATCTGACACATCGTTGATGATTTTGGTGCTGGTTGCTGCCATTGACACCTTTCCTGCAACTTTTGCTTTTGCCTGTCTGGCTGCATCGTTAACAGGTTCCAGTGCGCTACCAGGCTCACCTTCGTATTCGATTTCTGCCCCCTCCGGCCACAGAGTGTTATGGATATGAGAGAGGCGCAGAACGCGGTATCTTGGTTTCTCACCTGACATCGATATCACCTTAACCAGTTACTTTTGAGCGGATCGGGTACGGCGTATTGGCATCAACATCCAGACTGATACCCGCAGTGAATTTGCCAGCCGTTAGTGGGCCAGTTGCGACGGAGTAGTTAACACGCAGATATCGCTGAACACCGGCAGGCACCTTTGCAGAAACAACTCGTTTACCTGCTGTCAGGGCGGTCTTTGCCAGTGCGCCACTATCATAAATAGTGGTCCATGAGCTGTTATTCTCACTCGTCTGCAACTGGATGTTTACAGTTGCATCACCGCTTGCCGCGGCGGCTGTGTTAACCAGCGCCCAAAACTCAAGTGGGTAACCCACGCCGATATCACGACGTTTTCCGTCAATTGGGCCGAGATCGATTACGTCAGTAGAAGCCGCGGTATTCGTAACCGCCTGAGCTTCGGAGAACATCAACAGTTTGTCGGTGATCATCTTCTTTCTCCATTAGTGGGTCTGTTACGACCCACAGGTTAATAACAGGCGTTACACCACGCGGGCTTCTGTTTCCAGAAGCGCATCAGTTTCACGGATTGGTACACCACGGAATGAAGTCCACCACTCGCCTTCTGTCTCTTTTACGCTGATAGCCAGAGATGTTTTCTCCAGAGACTGCAGATCAAGAGCCTGGCCTACAGTGCGGTTCATGTAGAACACCGGGCGGCCCATGCCACGGTTTGGAATGCGATGCAGTGCCTTAACCATCAACTTGGCAATATTTGCGGCAGAGGATGGTTCTGAAAGATTGCTGACATCGATGTTTGCAATGCGAACAACATAACGCCAGTCACGCAATGTCAGCCCGTTGTCCCACTTATAATGGGTACGATAACCTTCGTACTTGCCGCCATTAGCATCTTCCAGTGTCACCTGGCCTTTATCTTCCATCTGGATGCCAGCCTTCTGCCCTTTCGGGAAGATGCCATGCACGGTGTTTTCGCCCCACACCACTAACCAGATTGAAGTGTTATCTGTACCCGTGCCACCAGCATCAATGATGTTCTGAGCATTACCCGCAGACAGGCTGGAATAGCGGGAGGACAGTCCCATAAACTGCTGAGGGTTAACGCTGGAATCACCGTAAAACAGCGTCTGCGCCATCGCCTGATTCATCGCTTCAATAAATGCTCGGTCTTCAGACAGGCGGAATTCGGCAGTATTACCGTTCAGATCAGCCAGAGACTTATCGACTTCAGCATAGGTTTCCAGCATGCCAATGGAATCAGTGACCTGCACCGTTGTTGATTTGCTCGGTTGTACGCCATAGTTCAGCAAACGCCAGGTAGCGGAAGGCAAACCAGAACGAATGGTGGTTCGGTGTCCGGTAGGAAGGTTTCCTTCAACAAAAGGCATATCCTGAAGGATTGGGTTGGTTTGACTGAGAAGCTCGATAATCTTATCGACTTTCCCGTTTGGATCGACGCGCTTACCCCAGTCAGCCAGCGTTAGCGCAGTTAAGCCTTTAACAGCCATTGTCATTTCCTCTCTTATTTGCCATAGAGCACTTCGGCCGCACTACGCTGGCCTTCATTACCACCGGTGACCATGCCATCTTCAGACATCGCCTTTCCGATTTTCACGAACGTTTTGACCAGATCAGGGTGATTACCCATCCCGGTGGTGTTCAGATATTCTTTGAGTTCAGGTGTCCCGAACTGGTCAAGCGCACGCTGTGCGGCGCTAAGGTTAGAAATCAACTTGTCGCCACCGATTTCTTTGTCAGCTTTTACATCCGCAGCCCACTGCTCGGTTGTTTTCTGCCAGGCTTCTGCCTGGCGCTGCTGAACACCTGCCAGAATCTTCGGATAAGCATCAACCAGCTTTTGCGCTTGCTCGTTGGTCAGGTTTAGTTCTCGCGCCACCGGCTCGAATTCCTTCAACGCTTCTGTATCCAGCTCTACGCCTTCGGCAGCCTGAAACTCGTACTTCTCAGGCGCACCCTCTGGTTTATCGCCGTCCTTTTTTTCATCCTGCTTATCGTTTTCAGGCTTTTTGTCATCAGCAGGTTTATCGCCATCAGCAACAGGTTGTGGCTTATCACCTTCCGGTTGTGATGGATCACCAACTGGAGCAGGGTTATCACCTGCAGGCGCTGACGGTTCTGACGCAGCCGGAGCTGCTCCACCATCGACTGGTTGCTCATTGCAAAGACGGCGATACAGCAAACACTCAAATAAATTCATGATCACTCCTGTTCACTGGCCTCTTTGGCCATCTTCAAATACTGTTCAGGGCAATGCGCCATAACGCGCTGAAACAGTTCCAGCGCCAGATTGCGTTGCCCCTCATTAAATGCCATTGCCATAGCGTCCATCGGTGAGATAGCGGAAAACACACGGCCTTTCTCCAGCACCGACCAGACAACGCGACGCCCCTGTTCACTGCTCATGACAAAGCGAATGTCATCAATTTCACGCTGTGCCATGTCACGTTGCTTACGGGCGTTTTCTTCTTTCAGTTGATCATCTTCGTAATCTGTCATTGTGATTGCCCACCCTGACCACTAACTGCATTCGCCATAGCTGACAAAACACTCGGATCCGAAGTTTTAGCTTCGCTTAGCGTCTTGGCGCCCTGTGCCGCCGCCATTCCCATCGCCATCATTTGTTGCTGCTGTTGCTGCTGTGCCCGTTGCTGGCGAGCCTGCTCAACCTGTTCCTGCGGAACAATGACGGTTGGAGACACTCCGGACATATCAGCGAATGCATCGATCGCCTGATCAACATTGAGTTTGTCGAGAGCTTCTGGTTTCGCTTGCGCAAGTTGACCAATGAAGTTAACCGTGGACGCCAGACTGGACAGGCCGATAGACTTCTGCGCCTGAGCCATGACGGAAATGTATTCGACCTTCAGGGGCATGCCTTCCATCGCGTCAGGCGGTGGCGGCAGCATGTTTTTGCGCACCATCATCGAGAAAGCGCGGTCAATGAGAGGATTAAGACATTCGTCGTTCAGACGCTCCAGAACCGGCCCCAACATCAGAAGTTTTTCTTCTTTCATTTCGATCACCGCTTCAACAGGCATCGAGCGGGTATTGATGTTCTGCAACATCATGAACAGATCGACAAAGTAGGCGCTGTTAATGATTTGACGAGTGTCCTGAATGTCTGCCACCAAATCTGCTGTACTGGGGTTAACCAGATAAGCAGGCCTGAAGCCATCCTGACCAGTAATCTGATCGATATACGTGATGTCGCCAGGAAGAAGGGAGGCACGCTGATTCTTGAGGGAAGTCGGAGCAACCATCGGCGGATTGGTGGCTTTATCAATCAACTGCGACTTGCGCTTCTGGAGAAGCTGCAATGCCTTAACAGGTCCAAGCGCCAGCATACCCGGGCATGATGATCCATAAACATCTTCGCCGTTAACTTCCCAGCGCGGAGCCATAATTGGAAACTCATCGAATCCGGACTCACGCAACAACTTGTCGTTATCGCCACCAACCTCGTAATAAACCGATTTGAATGGCTTGTTCTTGCTATCCAGCTTCGATGTATCGCGGTCAATGTTCGGGTAAACCGAATGCATCACTTCAATCCACTTCTCGTAGGTGCCGCTTTCCCACATGCTTTTTACGGATTCGCTGACGTTATTTAGCCCGAACTCCTGAACAAGCTGACGAACAGTCATAGAGAACTTGCGAAAACAGGTGTCCACACTGCCACGAGGTGAGTTAGCCAGGTAGTAACTGCCTATCGGGAATGGCATTGTGCGAATGATGTCCTCGTCATCCTCCAGCACTGCCATTGCACCAGTGCTGTATGTGCCGAGGCTTCCGTATAACTGCGGCAGAGACTGATAGAGATTCGACTTATTGAACATATCGTTCATGCGGTTCTGCACCGCCTCAAGCCACAACTTAACAGGGCCATAATCCATCATTTCAGGATCTGGCGTAGCCAGGCGAAACCACGGACGCGCGGGGCTTGTGATGCCTGACATCATGCCGCTGGCGAGAGTGCGCGCCGCCATAGTCCCGGTCGAATCAATAATGCGTGTATTCCGTCGATCGTTACGGTTGACCTCAGAAATCAGAAAGCGGGAACCACGCGGGTTGATGTAATCACTCAACTCGCGCCAGTGCGGCTCGAACGACTGACGCTCGCTTTCAAGTTGTGCGAACTGTTTGTTCAATCGCTCTTTAGTTGTTTCCGCCATTTCAATGACTCCGGTTACTGACCAAGCAGCGTTTTACCGCTGGTATTAGCGGTTGATGTGTCGCCCTGAGAACCGGTAAGCAGCGTAGAACTACGACCAGCAGCAGCGCGACGGCGACGAGTTTCTTCGTCGCGGGCATCAACAACGGCGGCATCCTGCTCCTGTGGTGCTGCCTGAACTTCTGGTGTTGCAGGCACTGATGGTGAGCTACCCATGCACATATCAATGACTCCGTACGCAATTAAATTATCACCAATTTAACCACATATGATTTATTTATCGTAGATAGTTGACATTTAACGCACAAATTATTACCTTTCAGGTAACCAAAGAGTTCATTCCGGTTACTAACCTGACTGGCTTGTCGTTAAATTGAACAGGTGGAGTGAGATTTTATTTTGAGCAGTACGGCGTATGGCACATGCGCCGATAGCGGTCTGGATACGTTTAAGGGGCACCCTCCCTTGCTCGGGCAAACGAACCAGGTAGCCGGAATGTGCAAGTCGAGCGGTTTTATTCCGCGCACGGGGATTCACCATCCCGGCGATTCGGTGTGACGCCTCGGAAGAGACGAGGGTACAACGATGAGAGCATTTATGGAGCCGCGACAAAGTGTGGCGCCTTAACAGGCTAAGTGCTCTCAGCGTTGTGGCATTAGCTCAGTTGGACAGAGCAACCGCCTTCTAAGCGGTTGGTCGCAGGTTCGAATCCTGCATGCCACGCCAGAATCACGCCTAAGGACCGTGATGCCAGAAGTTCCAGGGGCTTGGCGGTGATGGTTTACCTTGAAGGACTATCACCGCCCTTTTTACAGCAGGACGCCATTGCGATGACTTCATGCTGTAAACCCGTACAGCCACGGAAGGCATAACTCATTGCTTCCAGTTCGCCCGGTTCGCCGGGCATTTTTTTAAGGTGAGATCATGAAGACAATTGATATGTTGGCTAAGTATCTAAATGAATGGCCATTAAAATATTCTCGTATCGTTCAGGCTGAAGACTGCATTTTTTATGGCGTTTTTGCTGGTAATGAAATGCATTACGAAGTAATTCAGAGTGAGGGACTGGCCGGGTTAACTCTTAGCGAAGACCATGGTACTAGCGTTACGTTCCATGACTGGATAACAGCACAACGTTCTGAAATGGAAAAAGGCGATGTTTTTGATATTTCTCGCGCTGTTTACGCTAAAGCAAAAAGTGATAATGATTACATTAGCGAACACTTATACAACATGAAGTTACAATGCCTGCATGCGGCGCTTATTCAGAATGGGCACTTCGATAAAACAAGTGCCATCAATATTGCGGAATCCATCAACGCTGGATTTAATGCCATTAAGTAACACCGTGACATGTCACAAACAGCCAGCCGATGAGCTGGCTTTGTTTTATCCTCACCAGAGGATATCAGCAGCATTATCCCCTCCAGAGGATTAAGCATAGGGATCGTAATCTGTAATGGCCTTGCCTTGCTGGTTCTGCTGCCCGGGAATTCGCAGACGCTTCGACACAGGGAACGCAAACGTCAGCAGTAGCGCATCGCCTTTACCAGGCGAACGCCCAAGCCGCTCCTTGATATCTTCCTTCGGTTCGATAACGATTTTACCGTCCACTCGAACTTTGTACTCTGCCGCCGACAGATCGTCCGCTGTTTCCTGGTCATCCAGCATCCCGCCCAGCCTCAGCCATGTCTTGCATGAGTTGAACATCTCCCCACGCTTGTTGAGCATCTGCTGGTCAGTAGACGCGCCACCGAACGGAACAAGTTGCCATGTGCGCCCCCAACCGTCACCGATTGACTTCAGACCGGTACCGTAACCAAAGTCGATGAACACTGCGTCAGCCTGATACAGGTCTTCAAAGTCAGCGATACGCTTCGCCATAATCAGATCGTCGGTAGTCTTGTTGCCAGTCCACAGCACCTTACTGTGTAGCCCCTGCCGCAGGTATATCACCGCGTCATCAACGCCTGAATATGCCGGGTCAACACCGATTATCACCGGAGCATGCGCCACCTGCGCAGCGGTTACCACCCGTTTCATTGCCTCATCAGTAAGACCGGTAGGGATAAACTGCAATTCAGATGCATCAGGGAATATGCCGCGCACACGGATTTTAACGAAGTCGCTGTCTTCCCCGTAGTCATCAACCCATTTCTGCAACTGCTGTTTGTTAGTGCCTTCCACCGTCCGGCTGTCAATCTGCGCAGTTTTCCAGCGGTGTTTATATTTGCGGAAACATTCACGGAATCGCCCGGTATTACGCGTCGGGTTTCCGAACGCCACCCAGATAATCTCAGTGTCTTCGTCCGTTAGCGCACCTTCGGCAACTTCCCACACCAGATCCGCAATGTTCGACGCTTCATCGAATACCACGATGATGCGTTTGCGCTCGTTGTGTAGTCCGGCGAATGCCTCAGTGTTGTGCTCAGACCAGGGGATTGCGTCAGCTCGCCACCGCTTGTCGTGCCCAGGATCATTGCTGTACATCGCGGTAGCGGTACAGGTAAACCAGTCTTTCGTGATAGCAAGGTTCGACCACTTGATAATTTCCGGCCAGGTCTTCGTTCGTAGCTGGTTGTCGGTGTTGGCGGTCACCACGACCTTACAATCCTCGCAAGTGGACATGCCCCAGTTGATCAGCATTGAGATGAATGCGGATTTACCAATACCGTGACCAGAAGCGCGTGCCAGCATAAGCGGCTGATAGCGCGTCGCTGGATTCTGCAGGTGATCACGTATCTCTCGGAACGCATCAGCCTGCCACTGACGTGGGCCGGTGGCATGTGCCAGTTCAGTCCCCTCTTCCCCCCACGGGAACGCATAGAGGGCATAGCCAAGCGGATCGTGAGTGAACCCTGCAATATCCTCGATCAACTGCTCTTCAGGAGATAACGCTGTATCTGTCACTGATTACCATCCTGACGTTCTTTGAGTCGCTTCCTGGCTGCCGCTATGCGATCAGCAATTGTCACATTCACATTAACATCCAGGCGTTCTTTGAACGCGTTGACGTCGACGTGCTTACCAATCAGTTCGAGGTTCTTCACCTTGTCAGGCCATTTAATTTTTTTGAGGATTGTCTCTATCGAATCCTCGTTCATGTTCATGATGGTCGATGACAGATCAAAGCCACTAAGCGTAGTGCGCCAGATTTTCGGCCACTCGCGGATTGGCTTAAGGCTCCCATCGTCGTTGAGGATGTCGATCACGTCCATCTGGTCGATCTCCACCAGGCGCATGAGAACGTAATCAGCACTGACGCGCATTCGTTTGTTGCGCTCCTCCATCAACTCGGCAATCCGTTTTTGAATGCGTTCATCGCGCATCATGACACTGGCTTTAACTGCCGCTGTATTTGGGGAGAATCCTGCGTTAATCGCTGCCTGAGTCTGGTTTTCAGGCGTTTTGATGTATGACTGGCAATAAGCCTCCTGCATTGCTGTTAGTGGCTTAAATTGCGTTGATTTGCGTTTATAGGTTTTAGGTTCAGCAGGCATCATAACCACCGTGGTAATAGTTACCGTTGTGGTAATAGTACCATGTAAAATAAAGCCGCCATAGTTGGCGGCAGTATTCAAAATCCATCAAATTCATCATGCATAATCTACTCGTGACATGTCACACTATTAATTTCGTTTCATGCCAGCCTTTAGTCACCCAGCATTGCGAGTCACCATTACACGGGCATGAATTAACTGGAACTCTCTCGCCGCACTTACCGCAACGTTTTCTGCTGATCGATTTTATACGCCCGCGCACACGTGCATCATCCTGGCGGATCAGCAGCGCGATGTACTCGGCCATTTCATAGGGATCGCGACCAGGGCGCCGGGCGGCGCAGTTCCGCGCCAGCATTTCCTGCTCCTGCTTATCCAGCACCAGTTCAATTTTGCGCTCACCGGCGGCGGACTGCCGAGCGCGCTGCGCGGCTTTGCGTTCTGCGGGGGATTTAGCCACGAATCGCACTCCACGCCAGATTGATTAATGACTCCCAGGTAATATAAACCCGGATACCAGCAGCCAGGCCGAAACCAATCACCATGGCATAAAGCAGAGCGTTGCACTTGTTCATCACTTCACCTCCTGCGGCGGTTCTGGTAGCGGCATCCAGAACAAGGCGTTCCCTAACCACGATAAAGTGCCGTCGCTCAACTCCACGTATTCCCCTTGTACCTGTCCTGCCATATACTCGCCGTGCTTTGAATAAATTAAAATCCAATCATCTTGAGGGGGCATTCGC